TCATGAAAATGTGGAGGTTATCAAATAAAAGAATGCTGGAGCTTAACTCAACTCCAGCATTCTTTCTATCGGTTTAACTGCCTCTTTACGAATATCTTCATCAATTCGGGAGATAAACTGCTGAAATTCGCGAAAAAGCACTATCCCTATGAGTTCTCGAATATTAATATATAACGAAATCACAGTTGGCTTAATGACTAATTGGTATTGAAAGAATGTTTGGAGACGCTTTTTATTTATAGCTTGATGATTTATTGATTTATTGTTTTATTTCTTGAATTGTATTCATAAATATTCCTTTGCAGGGAGACTGGCGCGGGAGGCGTAGGTCTCTCTTTTTTTAATCCTGCTCCTTGTCAGCACTCTCTCTCGGTCTCCACTGATTGACAGAAAAGATGGGTTCATAGCCCGAAGGATTGAAGTTAAACATCGGCTTGCCAACACCGCTTGCCTTTACGCTGCAAAGGTAATGCGCCACCCTCACACGCAAGGCCTGGCTCACGTTGCTGGCGAGAAATCTCCACACCTGACCGGGTAGTATTTCTCTTGCAAGCCTTGCTCGATGTGTGGGCTGGCGCTCTTTGCAGGCAGTGTAAAGGCGAAGCGATAAGTGATGGCAAGATCAATGATATTTAACTTTTAAATAATTACTGCTATGAACGAATTATCTCTTTTTAATGATTCAATCAGTGGTGCCCAGAGCACTGACAAGGAGCAGAGCGTAAAGGCTCTCTCAAGTTCCAACAATCTCAATAATGATGTTGTTGAGGTTTGTGACGCTGAGCTGGACTTGGCGGACTTTAAGTATGACTTCCACACGGGAAATCCGGCTGTCTATGTTTCTTCTTACAACCGCTATAACTGTGGCAACTTGGACGGCATGTGGGTGGACCTTACCCTGTGTGGCGACTATGACGAGTTTATGCAGGTATGCCGGCAAGTGGTATGGGATGAGCAGGACCCGGAATTTATGTTCCAAGACATGGAGAACTGGCCGGAGGCGTGGTACGATGAGGGCAGCCTCAGTGAGGACACCTTCGAGCGCATCCAAGAGTTTGCAGCTCTGGACGAAGATGAGCAGGAAGCCTTCGAGGCTTTCATGGACATCCGCTGCGACTCGGAGGTTTCCTTCGAGGAGTTCCGCGAGGCTTACTGCGGCAAGTGGGACAGTGAGGAGGAGTTCACCGAGCAGCTGGTGGATGACCTGGGGCTCTTAGACGAGATACCAGAGCACCTGCGGCGCTTCTTCGACATGGAGGCTTACTCTGAGGAACTTTTCCGTTATGACTATGACTTTACAGATGGCTATGTGTTCCGTGTGATGTAGGCTACATCGACCTGCCGATGGCGGAGCCACCACCCAAAAGGTGGCTCCGACTTTTTTGCCATAATCGTAAGTGAGTAGAACAAATGCCGCCATTGTGCATTATGAATTATGCATTGAAAAAAGCTGTCTTTTAACCGGGTGGTAATCATTATTAATTTTGCGGTAAACAAGCCGAAACCTATGAAAAACACAGATTATCACCTTCACCTGAAAGGGTACGTGGGCGGTTATGACTTTGACAGCAACTACGTGGACTACGTGCTGGCTCAAAACAAAGACAAACCGGTGAACGTGCTCATAGACAGCCTGGGCGGGTCACTGGCCAAGGCTCTATCCATCGCATCAGCTTTCAAAGCTCACGGCAACGTGAGCGTGCACTTCGTGGGGATGAACGCCAGCGCGGCAACAATAGCATCGCTGGGAGCGAAGCATATCTCCATGGACTCCTCAGCGATGTACCTGGTGCATAAATGCAGCACGGAGTTTTTTGAGTGGGGAAACCTGAACGCGGACCAGCTGGAAGCGGTGCGCTCGCAATGTGACGCCGCCATCCGTGACCTGAACAAACTGGACAACAACATCGCCACAATGTACGCCGGCAAGTGCAGCAAGCCGCAAGGGGATCTGCTGGACTTGATGCGCCAAGGGGGATGGCTCTCAGCAACAGAGGCAAAGCAATGGGGATTCGTGGATGAAGTCACGGACTTTAACGAGCCGAAACCGGTCCTGACGGACGCGGTGGCATCGGCGATGGCGGCGGCAGGGATTCCAGTGCCTGACATCTTTGTGGAAACAAAGGAACCCCTGTTCTCACGGTTCATGGCGGCGCTGCTGTCGGTGTTCGGAGTGCAGCGTGAGAACACTATTGCCAGGCATGGCGGGGAGACCGCTGTCAAGGCAGTGGCTCAGGCTCAGACTTCTGAAGCTGAAAGCGACAATTCATGTGACAACACCAAATGTGCCATACGCAATAATGAAGCAAATGTAGTTAGTAAACAACCTGAAATCGAAAGACCTATGAATCACACCCTCACACTCCTGGGCAAGGTCCTCGGCATCGAGGACTTTGCCGTGGGTGAGGAAGGCATGACGCTGACGCTGGAGCAGATGAAGACCATAGAAAAGGCCATCGCACAGCGTGACAGCGACAACGCCGAACTCACCGAGCAGGTGGACGCCCTCAAAGCGGCACCGGCAGAGAAATCACAGGCTGTGGTGGACAGCTCGCAGCAGCAGACCCCAGCCTCCCCATTCGAGGAGTTCGCCGGCATGGTGAACTCAGCGAACGAGATGTTCAACCTGGTGCCTTGATGCCCCAAGTTGACATTGCACCAAAGAATCTTGTATTAACACCAAAACCTTTTATCTAATCGACAAATCATTATGGCAGGACAAGTTATATCTATACCTACCTCTGCACTGCAGGACGCAGCGGTGAAGTACCGCAAGCAACTCCTCTACATGCCTATCATCGGGTGCCAGGACACCCTGCAGCACATGACGCCTCGCCCGGGCATCCGCTACAAGGAGAATGTGGGCGCCATAAGCGGTGACGCTCAGTTCGGACCTTACAAGCCAAGCCGCTCGATGGACTTCAACCTGACAGTGGAATACCGCACGCTGGAGACGTTCATGGGCTCGGTGGTGGCGAAGTTCGAGCCTAACTCGGCAGCATCGACCATCCTGGGCTACATGGCGGCAACGAAAGGTGACGGGCAGATGCGCGCACCATCGGCGCTGCACGTGCTGACGCTGATAGCAAAGGGGCTCTCGTCACACCTGAATGACGCGATCTGGAATGGCGTGCGCAACGCCAGCGGTGACACCACGAAAGACCTGTTTGATGGGTTCGACACCATCACCCAGAAGGAGATCGACAATGACAAGATCAGTGTCGAGAACAAGAACTACATGAAACTCACAGAGGAGATCACCACGGCGAACGCTCTGGACATCGCCAAGGAGATTCTGTACTCTCTTGACCCACGTCTGCGCGCCCTTGACCTTAACCTCTACTGCTCGCAGGACTTCGCGGACAAATACAACGAGGCGATGCTGCTCACGCACGCAGGAATCAACTACTACACGCAGTTCGGACAGAACACGGTGGAGGGAAGCAACGGCAAGCTGCACATCGTGCCTCTGTACAACAAGGCTGACAGCAAGTTCTTCCACGTGACTCCAAAGAGCAACATGCTGGTGGGATTCGACCAGATGGGAGACGTGGAGAGCGTGATGGTCAAGGAATACGAGCCTTTCATCCTCTCATATATCGCCACCATGTTCTTCGGGGTGCAGTTCGAGTCTATCGACTACCGACGCATGAAGGTGATCGAGCTGGCAGCGTGATTCTCTCTATTATCTATTCTCTAATCACTAATCTACTATTAGACTATGGCTAAATCATGTACTCCTATACAGAAGTCGCTGGCATGGTGCCAGGGCACGCCAGAGCTCCCAGGCATCAAACGACGACTGTACTACATAAGCAAGGACCAGATTGTGCAATGGCCGACGCTGACGCGCGACGCGAACGGGCGACTGACTTCGGCGGCATACTCTGGAAACTTCGAGCTGGTGGCTGACGCCACATGGAAGTTCATTGACATCCTGCCGGACAAGTCGCAACTCACAAGTGAGGCGCAGGGGGAATACCCATCGATGACTCAGTTGAACAAGCTGACGGCTGTTCACCCTGGCGTGGGGGTGGAGGCCTCGGCACTGGCGGCTTACGTGAACAACTGTGACTGCGTATATCTCGTGGAGACAGTGCGCGGCAAATACCGTGTGGTGGGAAGCGAGAAATGGCAGGTGAAATCGACAGTGGCGCAAGACCTGGGACAAGGGGCTACAGGAACGACAAGCACAACTCTAAGCGTGGAGGCGACGGACGAATGTCCGGCTCCTTTCTACGAAGGGCGCATCGAGACGGAAGACGGCACGATCTATGCCGGTGGCACGTCGTCGGGCTCCACAAGCGGTGAAAGCCACCTGGACCCCACTGAACCAACTGACCTGTCAGGTCACTAAGAATAATGCTCCTCCTGAATGGGTTCCGCTCTTGACATAGGCGAATTGTTGAGTGACATCACGTTCCCGACTGTCGGGAGCGGAACTGTTTCTGTGCCGGAGGCACCATCAGGCAGGGCGGCACAGAAGGATCTGTTTGCTGTTCAGAAACGCAAGTCATGGGACAAAACCCATGAGGCGAGGTGTGACTTTACCTACAAACTGGCACTGACGCGTCGCTCGGATGTGGACTTCGTATCGATATGGAAGAAGTCAATCTATGGGCGCACGCTGACGGACATAAAGGGTGACCCTGCCATGGTGGAGTTCTTTGCATCGAACATGGCACCAGTAATCAGCGAGACTTTAGGCTACCACCTCGCCAGTGGCTCGTGGGCAATGTGCACCTCGCCGAAGCGACGCCACAAGGTGAAGAATTTCGCCACATTGATTAGTGAGCGCATCGCCGCCGCGCTGGGAATACCGTTCTACGAGGACGTGGCGCTGTGTCACACAAAGCAGCGAGTGAACGCCACGTTTGAACTGAACGTCCTGCCGCGTGAGGCGAACATAATAGTGTTTGACGACTTCGTGACGACTGGGCAGACGATGGCGGCAATGAAACGACTGCTTGTCTCCGCCCGCAAGAACTGCGTGTTTTACTCAGCAATCAACAATAAACTTTGATAACTCACTACTGAAAACTCATAACTGAGAACTCATTACTCACAACTGAAAAAACATGGATAACAATTTCACAAAACAAGTTCAAGAGTGGCTGAATGCTCCTGCATCACAACGAGACTACAACGCAGGGGCGATGATGCTGCTGAAACTCACTGGCAACAAAATTATGCATCACAATCTGATGTTGCGCCCATGTGAGAAGAATATGCTATTTATCGAGTATCAACTGAAGAAACGCCTGGACTTCCGGCTGCGGCAAATGACGCACGAGCAGGTGGAGGAAATGCAGCTGCAGGTGGAAACCATCGCAAAGAAGGTTCTGACACCAAACAGTGGCGAGAAATTCAAAGCAGGCAAGCGTGATGACCATGACTCTTTGCCTGACGAGATACAGGCTCTATACGTGGAGAACCTCTCAATCGTGCAGAAGATGCGAGAGCTACATCTGAAACTCCGCACGCTCTCTTTGGAGAACGCCACTTGCCCTGACAGTGAGCGATATCCTTTCCTCAAGGAACTGATCACTCTTGACAAGAAACTGCACTCTAACTGGGAGGTCTATGACCACTACACAGGTGCTGACGGTGAAAAGGTGCTTACTGAAGACCTGCGTGAGCAGAGCCGTCAGGCGGTGCGGATGATTAACCTGAACAAAGGCAAGTATGCCAAGAAGCCCACAAAGGAACTCAAATCTAAGATCCTCACATGGTACGGCCAGGTTATCAACCCCACCGACAAACTCACCGCAGACCTGAAATCTCTTGGGATTCTCTAATAGCCAGTGAGCAGAACTAACGCAACTCATTACTTACTACTGACAACTCAAACATTGTGCATTATGCATTATGAATTATGCATTTAGGAAGTGAGACGTGATGCCAACATATCAGACTATTTGCGCCCTTTGCGTGAGAACCCATACCAGGCATATCTCTCGAACGCCCTGCAAGTGGCTGACATCCTGGACTGGGTGCTGAAGCAACTCGGCAGATGTGAGGTGTGGCAGACTTCGTTCTCTATCAGCGAGGAGTTTATCCGTCGTCTATACTTCATAGAGAAGTCGGGACTGGTGACGAAATTCAACCTGGTGCTGGATCACAAGGCCACGAATAAAACACTGAAACTCTGGGCGTTCATAACGCAGGTGATTGATACTACTTACCTCGCTGACAACCATAGCAAGGTGCTGCTCATACGCAGTGAGCAAGGCGAGACAGTGAGTATCATCACATCGCAAAACCTCACTCGTGGCAACCGCTGCGAGTCGGCCGTGGTGACAACCGATGCGCAGATATTCAACACGCTTTTTGCGCAAATTGATGACTTGATCAAGAACCACTCGGTGCCACTAAATGACCTCTTTGCTCAACGGCTGGATAACTCATAACTGAAAACTAAAAGATAATTGTCTCGAATTGTCAGTAATTGTCTGATAAAACCATTCGAAGTGAGAAGAACTAACGAAAACTGATAACTGACGACTGATAACTGATAACTCATGGAATATACAGAAAATGAACTTGAACAGGTTGAGAAGTTTGCCTCAATCTACCTGAAAATATCTGACATGGCAGTGATTCTCGGCATTCCGGCAGAGTCGCTGCGCTCGGACATCGCTGACCACTCGACAGCGGTGAGTATGCGTTACCGCAGAGGGAAAGCGGCTTCCAAAGTGAAACTCCTGGCACAGGAGATGCAGCTGGCGCAGGTGGGGTCGCCACTGGCTATCGAGAACACGCACCGAAATCTGCTCGACATGGAGGACGATGAATAGTTCCGTCGGAACTATCGCCAAAGTTTGCGCTTGAGAGTCGCTGGAGAGCAGGACGAAGGTCTGCCGTCAGCTGTGTAAGCTAACAAGCAAACCTTTGGCAGTAGGTTTAAATGATCCCATAATCGAAGATGAGGAGAGCAAACGCAACTGAAAACTAATAACTGAATACTGATAACTAAAAAAATGCCACAGCTAAGCACATTAGAGGTTTGTAGGCAGGATTTGTTTACAGCCAAGGCGGAACTCGAATTGCGTTACACCGCTAACGTGGTGGCGCGCATCATGCGCATACGTGAGGAATATAACTGGTTCCTGGCTAACCCTGACGCTAAAGACCGGCAGTTTGTGGAGAATGCCATGGCACGCCACGGCATAGAGAAGTCGGCAGCATACGACGACCTGAAGGTGGTGAAAGCTCTGCTGCCACATCTTGCATCTGCATCTCGGGACTTCCACCGCTACCGCTATAACGAGATGATCCTGGAGACGTTCCAGATGGCGAAGAAACGCAAGGACACGAAGACGATGGAGAAGGCTGCTTCGTCTTACGCAAAGTTCAACCGCGTGGACCTGGAGGATGAACAGGTGGTGCCCTACGATATGATCGTAGTGCAACCCTTCACAGCCACTGATGACCCGACGGTGCTTGGAATTAAACCCATCCCGAACATCCGGGAGAAAATACGCACGCTGCTGAACAAATACCGCTCTGAAAATATCGACATCGAAGATATAGAGTTTGAGGAGGCTGACCTGGAAGAAACAGACCTATTCGCCATTCCACAAGACAAATCCCCATCTAATTTAGAGAGGGACACAGAGGAAGTCAAATCGCAGTGAGGAGAGCAAACGAAACAAAAAAAATTGTCTCGAATTGTTAGCAATTGTATGAAGAAAAAAATCGAAGCTGAGTGGAGCAATTGTCCTTAATAAAACAAGAACAAAACTATTTGTCCGTAATTGTCTGAAAACCCTATGAAGAAGATTTACTTTAACACACCGCAACGCCTGACGCAACTCATCGGTGCCAATACGACCGTGATTGTGGCGGGACGACGCACAGGAAAGACGGACTCGATAGCCTCGCCTTTCGTGCTGCGTAACATGCAACGGATGCCTGGCTCTACGGGCGGCATCGTGGTGCCGACATATAAGCATGGCCTGACGAACACGATTCCTGGGTTGCTGGCAGCATGGAAACGATGGGGCTACATCAATGGCATTCACTATGTGATTGGCAGAAAACCACCGAAGTCGTTTGGCAAGCCCATAATAGAACCTGCGGAATATGAACACGTGATTTCTTTCTATAATGGCTCATGTGCTATCCTGATTTCGCAGGACAGGCCTGGCTCCAGTAACTCGCTGACGCTCTCGTGGCTGCTGATTGACGAGGCGAAGTTCATTGACTATGAACGTCTGAAGGACGAGACGCTGCCGGCAAATGGCGGCATCAAGTCGTACTTCGGCTCGCATTCGTATAACCATAGCGTGATGATCCTCTCGGATATGCCTCAGACACAACGTGGCTCGTGGTTCCTGCACTATAAGGATAAGATGGACCCGGAACTGATTGAAGCCATCGAGGGGACAGTATATGAGATATGGAAGGTGAAGCAACGAGTGCGCAACCTCAAGGAGAAAGGGTTTGAGGTGCCGAACTACCTTCGGAAATATATCCGTAGATTGGACCGCAACCTGAACCGGATGCGGTCTGTGGCAGTGTATTACAAGGAATACTCGTCAATCGAGAACCTGCAGCTGCTGGGGGAAAGCTACATAAAACAAATGAAACGCGACCTTACGCCGAAGACGTTCCAAACGTCGATTCTTTGCCAGCGTATAGGCATAGCGAAGGATGGCTTCTACTCGAGTATGCGGGAAGGACATAAATACAACGCCAGTGACTTTGACTACCTCGATAGCCTGGGATATGAGTTCGACCCTCTTCAGGTGGACAGCCGAGCTGATAAGGACGTGAACCGTCTCGCACCGATATGCATAGGGATGGACTACAACGCGAACATTAACTGGATTGTCGCAGGGCAACCGGACGGCCGTAGGCTTAATGTGATAAAGTCGTTCTACACTAAGTTTGAACGGAAAATTCCGGCACTGATAGATGACTTCTGCCGTTACTATATGCACCACGAGAATAAAACGGTGGTATATTACTATGACAGCACCGCATTGGGCGGCAACTATGCCGTGAATGAGCAGGACTTCCACTGGGTGGTGTGCCATGAGTTTGAACGACACGGATGGCAGGTAGAAGATATAAACCTGGGAAATCCGATGCGGCATGATGAGAAATACTTACTCATCAACCAGGGGTTTGCCGGCAAACAAAGGCTGATGCCGTTCTTCAACCGACAAAATAATGATGACCTGATCCTGGCAATTCAAACAGCCGGGGTGACACGAGGACGCAACGGTTTCCGTAAGGATAAGGGGGGCGAAAAACTCGCAGAAACGGAGGAAGACCTCCTCCAGCATCGTACCGACGGCACAGATGCCTTCGATACCCTCTACATCGGTTGTGAGAAAATGCCATATAGGGACTCTTATGGCATAACCTCCGTAGGAGTTCTCTGA